AGCATGGTAGTTTGGCTGAGATGAAGAATCTCCATGTATTTAGGGACATTTAACGCACAAAATGCTTTCTTGCCGTCACCGTACCACTTACATTCTGCCCAACCAACCATGTCACCACGACTATCAGAATCACTGCCATTGTGAAACCAACCATCAAGCCTATACTTTTTAAGATTTGGTGACTGCTTGTACTGACAACCTAGTATCTTTGACATTGCCGCCAATAACCTTTGCTCCTTTGATCTGTCTGCTGATGTTTCTCGCATCTTAATCATATTAATATCCTTTTATTATGACCCGTTGTCGCCACAGGTGGGTCAATCCTGCTATGAAGGCCTTACAGACACCTTGGCTAGAAGGGAATATCTTCTGTGATTGGGGCAGAGTTAGCTTTGTACTCATCAACCCATTCCTTGTTAGTTTGTTGTTGCACTCGCTCAGTCTCTCCAGTGTAGAAAACCTTAACATTACCCAAGATAGGAGTCTTAACACCCTTTTCTCGCTCTTCTTTGTCTACAGACTGACTGATAAAGCCGTTGTTTTCATACTGATCTTGCTCGGCAGTGTCTACAAACGTAGTAAGGTCAAGGTAAGTACCCTTTTCACCCTTGTATAGCCGCTCTTTGTCGATCTTTGTGACATCAATTCTTACCGATAAACCTACTTTCATTTTAAATTCTCCGTTTCATTTACAATAATATCAACAGCTTTTTGTACTTCAGCCGCCAACTTCTCTATGTACTCATCATCACGTTCCACTCTTACGATAAGGTGGGGTAGTTCTTCAGAGTACGCCATTAAATCCCACCAACTACGCCCAGTAATCATCATACAGCCCATGATTTGTTGCTTGTATTTGTTGATAAAAGATTTATTGTTTCTGTGATAGCCTATCAGATTGGAATCAGTCGGGCATTTTATCTCTAACCCTCCGTCCTCTCCTACAAAACCATCTGGACTGCAACCAAACTCCTCAGAATCGTCTAGTATAAACCCATATTCTGTAACTTCTTGCTCAGTTATGAACTCGTAATGCTCTCTGGCCTCATTTTCGAGCCTTGTCCCACGCTCCATATGCTGATTTACGTAGATAGGGACACGAACACCCTTTAATCTCTCTTCTATCAGGTCATTTATGTACCCATCAGCCTGAGAACTAGCCTTCCCTGCGGAGGTAATCAGCTTGTTAAACATGGAAGCAGAGGGTCTACCCAATCTTGAGGCAAACCACTCGTCACTGCCCTGAATATGCTCTAGGGCGATCATTTTTTAGCCTTAGCATTCAGTGCCGCAACAGCTTTAGAGTAGTGTACAGCTAACATCTCATCGACTGAGGTTGCTTTGAAGTGCTTTAGAAACACCTTAACATCCACTCCATGCTCTTCGATTAAACCTTTGATCTCTTTAGCCTGCTCCTCAGACACTACAGCATTTTGTACAGCTTGCGGCAAGTCTTCCCCTGCGTATATGTAAGCACCTAGCCCATGCATGGCAATAGCTTTAACTAAACAGCGCATACGAGCATCCGAAATGTCTCTGGATGTAGGGTTAGGCACAGCTTTATTCCTATTATCCATTACTGGTAGCCACATAGAGTGTGTTTTCTCTTTCACTGTGACCGATACGTTGACTTCACAAGTACCATTCTCAAGAAAGGAAGGAGGACAGTATGTGTAGCTTGAATCAGGGTAGTGTTCCATTAAAGTAGACCACGCCCATGCCCATGACAGGTAAGACAAATTGCCTTTCTTCTCAATGTTTTTTGATACGTCTATTGCTGATAATGTTTTCCATGTACTCATTTCACTGTACTCCAATTGTTTGTGCGGTCGTTTTCTCTAAAATTAATTCTCAATCGAGAACCATATTTCTCGCCTTCATTATTTTTTTCCCAATTACTTCTAAATAACTGTTTGTTCTTAGCTGTTTTTTTGCGATTTCTTTTCACGCTATTTGTAAGATTTCGTCTTACCCATTTATATAAATGTATAGCATTTAAAACATCAGCTTTTTCTTGTTTACCAACCAAACACTGCTCTAAAGCAGTTTGAAGAGATAAAGAGTGAATGCCAATAAATGTATCTAAGGGCATAGTCCAAGATATAAAAAGAACGTCACCAATATCACGCCTATCTCTGCATCTTTTAAGCTCAAGTCCGTTAAACCACTCAATACCTTTTTCACTAACTCTATTATCAACGATAAATTCAGGTTTGTATTTTTCTATAAAAGTGATAACGAAAGCCGCCATCTTTGGAGGGTAACGTCGATATTGGCTGACAAGCATCATATCCCAATGTTCTTGTTTAGTCATTGTTCGCTCCTCGCTGTAGCATTCATCTCTAGGTTGTATGCCTTACCATAACCCTGCTCATAAGCATCTGATTGATTAGGCAGAGCATCATAGCCTGCTATTCTATCGTACTCTCCACGATCATAGTCATTTAGATCATTCATATTATCCATGACTTTTCTCCATATTCTTTATCCATCGAGCCTCTATAACCTTGGCTTTCTTCTCGCGCTCATTCCAAAACCAGTCATCATTCTTCTGATCAGGGTCTACTGGTTGTCCTGCAAGTCTTGAATAAAAATCATCTAAATCATCTGGACATTGTATTGGATTGTCTCTCATGTTGATTTCCTTGTTTTGTTGTTTGTCATAGTATAATGGACTAGGGTTAACTAGATGTCAACAAAAGTTTGACTAGAGATTAAAATTAATTTACAGTTCGCATTCACTACTAAGGAGTTAACATGGACATCAACAAATCAATCGATCATTTTATGTATGAGTTACGTTTAAATCAAAGTCAGCTTGCAGTCAATGCAGGATTGGACATTGCTACCCTAAGTTTAATCAGAAACAATCACCGATCTCCGAACATGAAGACACTAACTAAACTAGCTAATGCTTGTGAAGTTAAGGTATCAGAGTTTATTGCGGTAGGTGAGTAATGGAGAAGCCATCCTATTTCGCTATTCTGACCGCTGATGTTCGGTATGACAAGACTTTAAAGCCACTGGCTAGATTGTTGTACGCAGAGATCACTGCATTATGTAACAAGGAAGGCTACTGTTGGTCTAGTAATCAATACTTTGCTGATCTCTATGAGGTAGACCCTAAGACGGTTAGTAATTGGATAGGACAGCTAAAGACAAAAGGATACATCACAGTACAACTTGAATACAAAGAAGGCACTAAGCAAGTCCTTAAAAGATACATAAGAATTAACAAAGGGGGTATGGATGAAATAATGGATACCCTCCCCATTAAAAAATGGGTACCCTCCCCACAAAATGATGGGGGCCCTCCCCATAAAATAATGGAGGATAATAAGACAATTAATAATACATTTAATAATACAGTTAATAATAAGGATTATTTTAGTCAGTTTTGGGATTTCTATCCTAGAAAAGCAGGAAAGGAATCGGCAAGAAAAGCATGGGAAAAGTTACAACCTAATGAAGAACTGATGACATTGATTGCTAACAACATACAAGAGCGCATAGATAAAGGTGAATGGCGAAAGGATAATAAATCATACATCCTACACGCGAGTACCTTTTTAAACCAAAAACGATGGGAAGACGAAGTACTGGAGAAACAACATGAAAAATCTAAATCAACTGATACAGCAGGAAGTAAGTGGCTTAACCTCGAAGCCGACTTCTGAACCAGAGAGAACACCAGAGGAAAAGCAGGCAACTAATTACTTGTTTGGATTGTTATCTGTTGTCTTTGGCGAGAAGAAGATGTCCGTGACTTTCCCTGATGAGATGTTAATAGCGGCTAAGAGAATGAACGCTTCAGCTATTGGGAATTTCAGTCGTGAAGAGATAGACAAGGGCATAGTGTTTATCAAAGAACAACGCGCTAATGCTAACTCTGACTTTGACTGGCCTAACCTTGATCTTATTATTGGTGCGATCAGGGATGCTAACAGAGTAAGAGCATTACACCGTGAATACGAGCCGCCTGCCGCGCTTATAGGGCATGATAAGTCAGTGGCAAAAGAAGCAGGGCGCAAAGCCCTTGATGAAATGAAAGCAATGTTTAGCTAGGAGCGTTACATGAAAAAAGCAATACTTGTTGAATACAAAGGAAAAAACAAAAAGCTAACGTCTGGGAATATGTACACATGGAAAGAACTGGCAGATGCCTTTGGCTTCTCTAAGTCTACAGTGGTTACTAGGCTAAAAGGCAAAGGGTCTTGCAGAGATAAAGACTTTGAACTTACTGATATGCAAAAGCATAGACAACTTTTAAAAATTAAAAAGATTAAATTTGTTGGTGAGAAAAAAGGGTTTGAGACTGGGAAGGATTATACTCTTGTTGAACTGTCTAAAATGACTGGCCTAAAAGTTAATGCGCTACAGAAAAGAATTGGAAGAAACGACACCTTTTCTACACACCATGTTCGACCTACCTCAAGAGGTCAGGCTGTTAAGAAAGAACTTGGCAATCAATTTGAGAGTCGCATTGAATCAATAAGCGCACAATGGTTAAGAAGGAAACTCTAATGCCTGAAGGTTATACAGTAAAAAACGACAAGTCTTTGGAAGGTTACCTAAAGTTTGCAACTAAACTGTATGAGGAAAGAAAATACGTTACGTTTAATTACAAGCTTGGTAAACCACGATCACCAAAGCAACAAGCGGCACTGGAAGTCTACTTCAGAGAGGCGGCTAAGAAGTTAAACGATGCAGGAATCTACCACCAGATGAACGCTAAGTTTATGAAGGGTGACATCGAGATACCTTGGACACAAGAATCATTTAAAACATTTTGGAAGCAGATTCAAAACACCATGTATGACATAGAATCTACTACCGAGATACACTCTGACAAAGTAGCTAAAGTATATGACGCTATCAATCGGGGTTTGGTGGAGCGAACTGGTATACACATACCATTCCCTTCAAAAGACATGACAGAGTAGGAGTTAACATGGATATTTTATTAGGAATTGCATGGCTTATACTAATCGGAATATGTGCAAGAGGTTGGTGGCATATGGTTAGTGATGAACAAAAACTTTGGGAAGAAAGAAAGAAGAACAACAAACGCTAGGGTATACTCCGCGAAGGGTTCTAGAAGGGCGTTTAAAGGGCTTGTAGAGCTTTCTAAGCGCGTTTAGGTATAAATATGATCTACCCTACAGGGTATGGTAAAATGAGGTTATTTATGGCTGTTACATTACGTTCTAAGTGTTTGACTGCAATCCAGAAATTGGCAAGGATTTCAGCGGCAGATGAATATGGAATGGTTCAATGTGTATCTTGCGATAAGAGAATGCACTGGAAGGAATGTGATGGTGGTCACTACATAGCCAAGGGGAGTAGTTCGTATTGGGCATTAGAGGTTGAGAATGTTCACCCCCAGTGTAAAGGATGTAATGCTTTTGGTATGTCCAAGGGTAGTGCTGAAGGACAGTACACACTATGGATGATTGATATGTACGGTGAGGACTTTGTTAGGCAGATGCACCAAGACAAGAGAAAGATCAAGAAGTTGTACACTGCTGATTACAGGGATATGTTAAAAGAGTTTAATGATTTGATTAAATACCATGAGGAAAGATTGTTATGACTAATGGATTTTTAAACGATTTACGGAGCAAGGCCATTGAGTTAAAGATGCATCATGTTCCAGTACAGATGGATTCTATCTTTGAGGCTGTGCTGTATGGCTCTGCCCTGCCTGCCTATGCAGTAGAAGAGATAGATTTAATCTGGTCTGAAGTAGAGGCTGAACAAGAGGCTCTTGCTGAACCGCCAACAGATGAAGAATTAAGGTTGCATCACCCTACGTTTAGTGTAGAATAGATTCTGTGTTAATGAGTTACACAACCCCCTAGTATTCGTGCTTGAACACGATTACTAACTCTTAGGACTCGTGCTGTAACACGATTACTAAAAGATAATTTTCTATTTCATGTGTGTTACCTAGTGTTGTTTTGCCCCTTCGGGGGCTTTTTTTGGTATAATCAGAGCATGGAAAAGAAGAGTCTCTAGGAAAATCAAATGCCAAAGAAAAATAAACCAAAAACAAAGAATGCGCGTTCTATGCCGCTTACCGATAAGCAAGCTAAGGAAGCTATACAGGCTTTGCGTGATGAGGCAGGCAGAAAGAAGTACCGTAAAAAGAAATCAAAGAGTTTACTTAGTAAGTCCAAATAACAGGCATAGTCTTTCTAGTGTCTACATGGATAAAGGTCTTAGCTACTCCTATACCATTAAATCCCATTGACTGCGCGTTCTTAATAATTTGGTAGGCTTCATTTCCGCTGTTGATTCGTATGTCACTAGCAATCCCTTGTGCATGGGTTCCTGCTTTTGTCTTTCTTTTTTCAGCAGTATGGGATGGATCTCTGTAACCGCTTGTAATGATAAATGGGAAGCCGCAGATATGCCTGAGATCGTCCAGTTTAGATAAGAATTCTTTTGACATTTCATTGTTACCAGTTTCCTGACAATTAAAGTCCTCTATTTTAAAGTATCTCATGGCTTCTTTGCCTTTCTTGCGCCCTCAAACGCACCACCACCAAAATAAAACGCCACAATAGTAAGCATTATCCAATCAATCTTAAACGCAGAAATTATTTGTTGAACTTCTGTGATATCCCTGCCAAGAAAAAATAATGCTAATACCATTATGTATGAGCTTACAAACGTAAAACCAAATATTAAGGCAAGATATCTTTGAGCAATCTTAAATGGCGAGTAAGCCGTTAACAAATCTGTTTTAGCTTTAGTTTTAGCTTCTATTTCTTCAGCTTTAGAAGTGTGCATAGAATCAATAAGATCAAGACCCTTGCCTATTACATCACCGCTTCCTAAAATAGTGCTTAAAATACCCATTACGATAACCTTTCAATTAGAAACAAACCGATGATCAGAGGATACATTCCCCAGACCATCATCTCTGCTTTTTTAAATCTAACAGAACCTTCATCGAGGCGTTTCTCTATAGCTTTGAACTTATCTTCAATGGCTTCCATCCTTACAGCGCATTCACGTTCATGGGCTTCGAGTTTTAATAACGCCTCTTTGACAGTAGCCATTAGTTTTCCTCGTCTACCGCTTCATCAACTTCAAGCTGTTGAGTAAGCATATTCATAAATGCTTCTCGCCCTACGCTTAATTGGTCAAGGTTAAAACGAGTACTACTAATTTTTCTATCTAAATCAGCAACGTGATTTACCATAGTTTGTTGCTCTTCGCTCATATCTTCTAGCGTGTATTCTACATCGTTGATCGTGATGGGAGTTGTTTTTTTCTCACCCATGATCTTCTCCTTTAAGTTAGTGAAATTACATTGTACTTAATTTGTATTAATCTATCCATAGCAATGAACTAAAACCAATACTAAAAAATAAAATTGTAAAGATTAAAGCCTTCCATTCTTCCTTGTCCTTCCAATCAAAATTACTCATTCAAAAATTACCGTCTCTTCTGGGTCTACCCATTTCGTAACACAGTAAGCAGTGACAGGTAGGTATTCGTTAAACCTTATTTGCTTTGCTATCAACTCACTAAAATAAATGCATCTGTTTAGATCACGAAAAAAAGCATATTCTTCAGCAGACTCCACGTAGTTATTACTAATCGTCTGAATCATCAGAACAAATACAAGGGTCTTCACTTTATAACTCGTGTTGAGTTGTCTACCCAAGTCACTTTGCAAACACAGTCAACAGTTTCATACTTTCGTTGTGGTTTAGCTAACTCCTGACACATATAGACACAGGCGTGTTTGTTAACGTAGTATCTGGTCTTGCTCTCATCAATTTCACCATTGATAAAGAAGATCAAAGCAAAGACCATTCTCACTGTTTAGCCAATAACGCTTGCACTAACGCAGAGATTTGATCGTTAGTCTTTTCTTGTATCTTTTCCTGTCTAGCAAGAGACTCAACAATAGCATCAACCTTTGTTTCTGTTACAGCTTGAGCCTGACCGTTTTCTTGAGCCTTTTTAGCTGTCTCTTTAACAATGACTTCAATACGCTTAACTTCAGTAGTAGTGCTTTCAGCATTTGCTTGTGCCGCCCCATAGGAAATAGCACCTACAAATAAAGATACTACTAATGGGATAGCCCATGTAGGAATTACTATGCTTTTCTCGCTCATCACCAAGGAACCTCCGCAACAACAGAAGGAGCCTTAGACTCTGCAATCTGAGCCGCAATAGACTCTTCAATGGAAGTCACTTGCTCTTCTCCCATAGATTCTTTGACCCATCCAACAGCCATCTCTTCTGTGATGTCGTCAAACGCTACAAAGTCATCTGCGTCTACGTCTGGAGTGAAACCAGTGGTTCCATACGAACTACCGTAATGGTTCACTGCGTCATCACCAGTGCCTACTTCCTCTGAGTCTGATGCGCGCCAATGTGCCACGATTACTCCATCGTCACTTGCATTGCGCTCTAGTTGTACTACTGTCCACGTTACTGCCATGAGATTATCCTCTCGTTATATTGCTGAAATTATGAATGCGAGTAGTTCACTGTAGCGAACACCCATTCTTGTTTGTTCCTCACCGTCTTCATTAGTCCACGTATTACTAGTGAACATTCCATAGCGCCCTGCGTCTAACCCTTCGGCTTCAAATGCATCCTGTAAGTCTTGGGCTATGATTCCAAAGTGGATACGAGCGTCATCACCTTTGTCTTCCACTGCTGATTTCCATCGGAATTTCTTGAGTAAGCCTTTAGCCGCTATTGCCACACGTTCTTCGGCTTCAGTGAGAGACTCTATGTCTTGCTTTTCGTTTCGGTCGGATGTCTGGATAGTGCCGTTGGTTGCGTAGATGTCTACCCATCGAACAGAACTTGTACCTAAATCTAGATAGTTATCTGATGTCCCAGAGGTAATGTCGGGACGGAAAGGTTTGACAGCATTGTTGTATTGGTCAGCTTGTATTCCTGCGTCACCTATTCCTAGTGTTGAACCATAGATTTTTCCGCTAAGATAGAGGTCTTTGAAGCGACTACTGCTATAGCCTAAGTCAATAGCCGCATCTCTATTTGCTCCAGTAGTTGTTGATGGTGCAATAATGCTACTAGCAAACCGTATACCTGAATCAGTCCCATAAGTTGAACTTATAAACAGCCCACTATTAGTACCAACACTGCCAACCTCAGCACCATTGTAGTAAAACTTCTGGATTGCCCCTTCGGTAGACATACGATTCAAGCGCAGTGGCTCAGTGTAAGACTGAGTGATACTTGTCTGACCTGAAATTAGGGTTTGTAATCCACCAGTATTAAGTGAGTCTGCGGTTTTACCGTGGTATAGCGTTCCATTGCTTGCTATGCGAGTGCGTTCTGCTGAACCTGTAGCAAAACGTATGTCTTCTGCCCTAAATCCAAGTGGCTTTAAGGCTGAACCCGCGGAGTTAACAGATTGAATGGCAAAAATTCCTGAGCCAACTTCACTGATAGCATTAGATGTGTAGATTTTTGCATCTGTACCAGCGGTTATATCAAATTGAGTTGCGTTTACAGTTCCTGATAGGTAGAGGTCACGGAAACGGATGTTAGTACCGCCAGAGGAATAGCCTAAATCGGTAGCGGCATCTCTGTTTGCGCCAGTAGTAGTAGTAGGCACTATTACGCCATTTGACCCTGTAGAATCTATTCTAAAGCCACCAGTGCTAGCATTTGGACCTGCAAAATACATACGAGCATTAAAAGCACCAATACTACCTACTAGGGCTGACGAGCCGAAAAACCTTATCAAATTGCCATCGCTACCTAGACGATTGAGATTCATTAACTCGCCAGAGCGTGTAAGTTCTATACGACCTGATGGCTGAACCTCTGCACCTGCTGTAGTGAAACTTGAGGCAGTCTTGCCCACGAGCAAATCACCGCCAGCCGTCAGCGTCATGTCATGGGTTGTACCGTCAGGAGTCCAACGACAAGAGCCGTCAGAATTGATGCGGAAGCGTTCTGTTGTGCTACCAGATGCAGATGTAAACATCCTAATTCCAGACGAGCCTACGCCATGAACAGTTGCGCCTTGAGTGTTTGCGGCAAACAACGCTTGTATTGTTCCGCTAGAAGATAACTCAATTCCTGACTCAGATGAATCTATGGTTAATGCTTTAGAAAACCCAGAGATATTTACTGTACTAGTACCAATACCCACCGACCCTGATGAGTCAATTCTCATGCGTTCTGCTTCGCCTGTATATAAAAGCATTGCATCTTCTGAGTGCCTGTACTGCACAAGCCCTCTATAGTGGCTACCTGCCGCAGTTCCATCGGCAAAAGCTAAACCGCCAACAGACGTTGTTCCACTGTATACAGTCATCCCTGCATGACCAGAGCCTGAACCGACAACCAGATTTTGTGCAGCTGCGCCTGTAAAAGAACTTGCCGAACTAGTACCAATACCCACATTCCCTAGCCTGTCTATTCTCATAGCCTCAAGAGGAGTGCGAGAAATATCGGTTCCATCAAGATTAGCTACATTAAAAGTTATAGCTCCGTAATACCAAGTAGTTGGGTCTGTCTTAAAGTCTATACTTGCCAACTTAGCCAGATTATTACTATAGCCTCTAGCTTGTCCTATTAAAGACATAACAGTTGTATTTGCTTGTCCGTCTGCACCTGAATTTGTAGCTACCAAATTAACTGTTGAGCTGTCTTTCCAATGTGTCAAACCATAAGGCGAACTAGTACCAATACCCACCGACCCTGATGAGGCTATTGATAAACGTGTAGACGCCGCTATAGTATCGTAAATAAACAAGTCTTGAGCATCGTTACTAGATAAACTTCTACCAATTAAAAACCCGTTTGTTCTTGCGGCATTAGATAGATATAAAGAAGATTGTGTTCCAGACGCAGATTTAATTGTGCCAGTAACGTCTAACTTAGCACTAGGCGCAGTAGTCGCTCCCACCATTAAGCCGCCATTGGGGATGTTGACGTTAGCTGATGAGGATATGCGTAAAGCCTCAACCTCGTGTGTAAAGTCGTAAGGGCCATGTTGATAAATGACAAGATCACCTGCACCATAACTACCTGTGTTGACCTTCTTAATTGAAGGGCCACTTACAGGGTATGTTGCAACATCACCAAAGGAGTAGAACGCAAGTTTAGGGCTGTCCGTATTACCAGTGGTTGCGAAGTTATTTGCCAATACGACCTTATCTGTACCTGCATTTACAGTAAGCCCATCGGCTACAACTGAGCCTGTTACGTCAATTCCTGTGGAGCTAACTAAAACTCTTGTTGCATCTGCTGCTCTCAAAATCATCGTGTTATCAACGTGATTGTATTGAATACGACCAACATTAGAGTCTGAAGCATCAGCGAAATTAATAGTTCCAGAAGAATTGTCAGCAGAGTTTAGGGTCAGGTCTGCATATGCTGAGTTGTTACCTATTCTTACAATATTACCTAGTTGAGCTACACCTCCTACACTAACAGTCAGTTCGTCAGTTTCTACTGTGCCAGTAACGTCTATGCCTGTGGAGGTGGTGGCTAGTTTTTCGTTATTGTTGTGATACAGGATTGCTTCGCCGCCTGAAACACCGCGAAACATTTTTACGCCTGTCGTACTACGGATATCCACATTAGACGCGCCGTTGAGTCTAAGGTCGCCTGTGCCAGTATCAGTAATATAGCTATGGCTACCATCATGAAATATCTGTAAGTCATTACTCGCACCAAACTGAGCCTTGACGTTATCGCCAAGTGATAGGTTGCCTGTGAGTGTGCCGCCAGATAGGGGTAGGCCACCGACTTCTACTATAGACTCAGTGCCACTAACGCTTTTCTTTAGAAATAACTTTCCATCAGTCGTGTTTATACCTAACTCGCCCAAAGCTAATTGGGAAGTTGTAGGCGCATTTCCTGTGGTCGCTGATCTTTTTAACTTAATTGTTTGTGCCATATGGCTCTCCTATATGCGTATATACGCTAGAGATTTATTTAGAATGTACCGCCATCAATATTGTTTGTCCAAGTAGGAACACCAGCAGAGTTAACAGAAAGTAACTGTCCAACACTATGTGTACTGTCCCACGCGCCTGCTACTGTAACGCCTATAGCTGATGCGCCATTACCGTAAGCAATACCGTTAGTAGTAAATGAAGACCTTCCAGTACCTCCGTATGCAACTGCAAGGTCTGTATCAAGTTTTAAAGCACCAAAGTTTGCAGTACCCTTTGTACCTGACATAACATTAGATGAATTAGTAGCATCTGGTATAAAAGTAAATTCACCTGTGCTGTCATCAAATCCAAAGAATCCTAGTTTTGCGGCAGTAGCGTTGTGCCATCTAAACTCAATACCACGATCAAGGTTATCATCACTAGAAGGAGGCGTGTCTCCCCCAAGAGTAAAAATAGGATCTTCAATAGTAACCGTAGTAGAATCTATTGTTGTTGTTGTTCCGCTTACCGTAAGATTACCATCAATAGTTACCGTACCACCGCTAGTAGCAGGAGTAATAGTAAATGCAGATGGCCCAGTAATATTTCCTGTAGTAACTATCTCGCCTGTTACTTTAACACCAGTGGCAGTAGTTTCAAATTTCTTACTACTTGCACTTCCGTGATTTAATTCAACAGCACCATTAGAAATAAACTTAGCAATAGAGTTATTTCCACCACCTCCTTTTAGATTAATAGCAGTTCCGTTAGTAATAATTTCTAAACTACCAGTTCCTTTGTCATTAATTCTACTAACAGAAGAACTGTGTTGAATAACTAAATCGCCACCAATTTGATCGCCAAAACGTAACTCATCACCATCGCCAAATGTAACATCACCTGAAAAAGTTCCTCCAGCAAGAGGCATATATCCACTGACATCTGTGCTAGCCCAAGGGACGTTAACAACTAAGTTATCACCGCTGTCTACTTGAACTTTATATGTGCGATCAGCAGTTGTTGTAGAAGTTTCTGCGGCTGTTGAATTTGTTCCGTCAACATTAGCATTAAAAGTAGTGCCAGAAAGAGTAAGCCCTGTTCCCGCGGTGTACTCAGTGTTTGTCCAAGGAACGTTAACTACAGCTTGATCTGCACTGTTAAGCTGAATACCGTAAGTTCTTAATGCAGTTGTGCCAGCAGGCTGTGCAGAAACAGATTGTACAGTGCCAGAATATATTTTAATTCCGCCTAATGCAGTAGTTGTAGCTTTGTCTCTAATATAACGACCATCAAGATCAACAGTTTCACTTAAATTTGTACCAACCTGATTAATGGTTAATACACCAGTAGAGGTATTAAAACTAAGTCCACCAGTTTCGATAGATCGATCTGTAAAGTATTTACCACCTATGGCATCTACATTAGAAGTAGTCCCCCCTGGTCTGCCAATCCACAACTTATTACTGCTTGCAGAATATGCTAATTCAGCATTAGTAAGTGTAGTCGGAGCATCTGTACTTGTACTCTGTTTAATTGTGATTGTTTGTGCCATTTTCCTGCTCCGTTTTTAAAAGTTTCCACCCTCAAGGGTTGATGTGTTATTTAAATAATTACTATCATTATTGAATTGTGAGATTGATCCAGTTACATTAGATAGTTCTCGCGATGAATTAATAAAAGTTGTTCCTTGAACAGCATATCCAACAGTATTGTTTAACAGCCCTGTCATTGTATCGCCTGTTTTTTCTACAAATCCTAAAGCAGAATACGCCCCTACTGCTACTGGTTCACCTGTTGTTTCGTCAAAACCTAAATACTTACCTTTACGGCTTTCTTTTAAAGGCAATTCCATAGTGCCTGAAGACAAGTCTTTATCTTGCAATCTTAATCTTCTGTTAATTGCAGTTTGTTGCTGGTTAGCCGCAAGCCACAATCTATCATAATCATTATTTACTTCAGTAGCTAAAAAAGCACCGTTAGCTTGATATGCCGTATCTCTATCTAAATCCATAGACATAAGAATGTTAATAGGCACACCTTGCGCTGGGAAGATAGGATTATTGTTACTATCTACTAACGTAAAAGTAATAGTTCCACCAGAACCAGACCCAACATTCTGTACGGTATAGTGTACGTTTAAAGTCTGTATAGCCCCATCTAGTATAACTGTGACATCTGTAGCTTCATTTAACTGGAACGTATAGTTATACACATTTTGACTACTTCCTGCGGTATAATCGTTCCTAGTTGTATTTGCTGTGACTGTCATTTATGGCCTCATAAGTTTTGCCAATTATACTATTTAAGGGGTTATAAATCATTACTGTTGCTCAGAAGAAATAATGCCTAATGCTTTTTCTTGTTCTGCTGTAAATTCCCTGCCAGTTCTTTCTTTTTCAAACTGAATTTTAGCAGACATAACTTCAGAATTTAATTTTGGAAATTCTTTTAATAATTGCTGTTTAGCAACAGACCTATATTCAGAAATAATAGTTT